GACGATTGCGAGCGAGCTCCTGCAGGACTCCATCGTGTCGATCGCCGACTGGATCGCTGCCGAGCTCGCCCTGACGCTCAGCAACGCCGTGGAAGAGGCTGCGTGGAGCGGCAACCCCAGCAACGCTCCAGCGGTGGCCGGGCTTGTCACGACCTACACGGGTGGCTTGCTGGCGGCGTCTGCCGCCACCTATGCCGCCTCGCTCGTGACGGCTGCCGGTGACACGCCCGACGAGGTGACCAAGGCGAACCTGCTGGCCATGATGGCCAGGGTTCCGCAGCACTCGCGTGCGGGTGCCAAGTGGTTCTGCTCGCCGTTCTTCTTCGCGGCGTGCATGCAGAACCTCGACCTTGCCCAGGGCGGTTCAGTTGGTCTGTCGCAGGGCATGGGCCCGACCTTCCTTGGCTCGGAAGTGGTTCTCACCGACCGGCTCCCGAGCGGTGCTGACTCGACGGGTGCCATCATGGCGCTGTACGGCAACATGGCCAACAGCTCCTACTACGGCATCCGCCAGGCCATCGAGATCGCCAGCAGCGATCAGGTGAACTTCCTGTCGGACCAGACCGTGATTCGGGCAGTGGCTCGCGTCGCCATCACGCACGCCAACCTGGGCACCGACACCGTCGCTGGCCCGATCATCGGCCTCGTGGGTGCGTGAGCCTGACGGCTTGACGAGTGTGCAATCTTGAGCGGGCGGCTTCCACGACGGGGCCGCCCGCTCTCTTTCTTTGAGGCACCATGCTCGTCAAGGTAGGTGGCACTGAAGTTGACATCCGAGTGGAGGCCGTGCTCTCCATGCCACGGCTCTCGTTCACGTCCAACCACTTCGCCTGGGCCCAGGCCCTGATGCCGCTTGGCATTCGCCCCACGATGGGCACGGGTGCGTTCTGGGATCAAGTTAACACCCGCGTCATGGAGCAGTTCATCGACAAGGCGGAATGGCTGCTCTGTATCGATTACGACAGTTTTTTTCAAAAGGAGGACCTCGAACAGTTATTTGCGATGGCGATGACCTTTCAGTGTGACGCCATCACCGGCATGCAGACTAAGCGTGAAGACGGCCGCCCGATGCTGACGCTGAAGGGCACGCTGGACGCACCGCCAGAGGATGGGCACACGCAGGTGCCCAAAGAATGGTTTTCAGAACCCGTGCAGGAAGTAGATACTGCCCATTTCGGCTGCACTGTCATCAGCACTGCCGCACTCAAGCGAGCCAAGAAGCCTTGGTTCTGGAGCAAGCCGGACGAAGGCGGCTCGTGGAACGACGGCAGGATTGATCCTGACATCTACTTCTGGCGCAACTGGCGAGACTCGGGCAACCGCGTCTTCGTCTCGCCGCGTGTCGTTTTGGGCCATGGCGAATACGTCGTGACGTGGCCCGGCAAGAACCTTACTGCCCCTGTTTTCCAGTGGACTACTGAGTTCACGAACACGGGGAAGCCGCCTGAATCTGCATGGAGTGTGGGCTAATGCCGAAGATTATGTTTACCCGCGCGTGGCGTGGCTACCGCAAGGGGCAAGTGGCTGAGCTTCCTGGCGGCATCACCACGCAGCTGCTCGCTCAGCGTGTCGCTGTGGAAGACAACCAGCCGTCTCTGATTGAAACGGCTGCCCTTGAGCACGACGTAGAAACCGCAGACGCCACCCCAAAGCGAAGAGGCCGCCGTGCAGTATCGAAGCCTGACTCGACAGACGCCGCCAGCCGTTGAGCCCGTCACGCTCGCGGAAGCAAAGGCCCATCTGCGGGTTGATACGAGCGGCGATGACGCCTACATCGGCACGCTGATCACGGCAGCCCGCGAGTGGTGCGAACAGTACCTAGATCGCACGCTGGTCAATACGCAGTGGGTGATGCGGTTCGACTCGTTCCCGCCAGATGGCACCCATGACATTGAGTTGCCACGGCCGCCCATGGCGACGGCCGGCACGACTACGGCAGTGGCCCTGACGTTCACCTACGAGAACGGCACGACAGCCACCTACTCGACAGCCAGCTACCGCGTGGACCGCAGCAGCACGCCAGGGGCGGTGAAGACTTTGTACGGCCAGACGTGGCCGCCGCATCTCATGGATGACAACGCCATCAGCGTGACGTGGTGGGCCGGCTACGGGGCCGCTGGCTCAAGCGTGCCTGCCGCCATTCGCCACGCCTGCCTGATGCTGGTTGGCCACTGGTACGAAAGCCGCAGCACGGTGCTCGTGGGCAGCATCAGCAAGCCGCTTGAGTTTGCTGTTGAATCGCTTCTCTCGTCACAGAAATGGGGCAGCTACCAATGAGCATCGAAGGACGCATCAACGTAGACGTGCTGTTCCACGATAAGGACGGCACGGCATCGCTCAAAGTGGTGAGCCTGCAGTCCACCACCGAATATCCAGCAGGCGCGGTCGCAATCGTCACCGGCACCGCCGGAACCGCGCAAAAGACAATTGAGATTGACAACGTCTACGTTGACGCGAGCGGGCAACCTGTTCAGTTCGCCACGCCCCAGCGAATTGCATTTTCGTGGAGTGGAATCAACGCTCGGTCCCTACAAAGCGTGGATGACTCTAACGTCGTGGACATGCTTTTGCGCTCACGTGCGGGGCAGGCAGCAGTATCAAACCCCACGAACGCATACAACTTGTCGCTTCGGTCAGGCTCCGGCACTGGTACCTACACTATTGTGGTCTACGGCGAATGATCCGCGCTGGCGAACTACGTGAACGTGTGACGGTGCAGCAGGCGTCCGAATCTCGGAACGCTCTTGGCGAAACCGTGCTCTCATGGGCCACGTTTGCTGAACGCTGGGCCAGCGTAGAAGGCGTCTCTTCCCGCGAGCTTCTGCAGTACGGGCAGCAGCAGATTGAGGTTTCGCACCGCGTCCGCATGCGGTGGCTTGACGGGCTGACACAATCCATGCGGATCGTCTGGCGTGGCCGCACGCTGGAGATCGTCAGCCTGCTCGAGCACGGGAACCGTAGCGAGCACGAGCTCGTCTGCCAGGAGGCCGCCTAGATGGCCGTCGCTGGCGTCAACCTTTCGCTTGACACGTCCGAGCTTCTGCGGCTGCAGGAGTCGCTCGGCAAAGTCTTTGACAACCAAGGGCTTGCCGAGACTCTTGGCGATGCTTTGGAGAAGGCGCTGGAACCGGCAAAGCTGCGGCTGCGAGAGAACACGCCAGTAGGGCCTACTGGCAATCTCAAGCGTGCCGTGAATATGAAGATCGTGAAGTACAAGAACAGCGGCGTGGCTGTGGGCCTGATTGGCTACAACCGTGCTGGCGTTGGGAAGTCCAGCAGTGCTGCCGGCGGCACGGTGCAGGCTGGCCCTGACCGTGCGTTTCATCAGTGGTGGCTTGAGTTCGGCACCAAGCAGCGAGTTATCGCCAAGCTCTCAAACAAGCCCTACCAGCGGAAGGCTCACCAAAGAACGATGAAGTCTGGCAAAGTGGCCAGCATCAAGGCTCACCAAGTCTCTGGGCAGAATGCCTACATCGCATCGTCATACAGCAAGTTGGGGCAGTTCAAGATGACGAAGACACCTCGCCCTCCACGCGGGGAGAGCGGTCATCGAGTGCAGACAGATCCTGCCTACCCGAAAGCGTTTTTCCAAAAGTCCAAGACGCCCATCGTCATTCCTGCCATGAATCCTGGCGGCAGCGGTGAGCCGCCGCTGCAAAAGACGTGGCGTGAGTACCAGGGCAAGGTGGCTGAGCGGCTCACGTCTGAACTGCGGATTTCGCTAGAGCGTGCCCTAGAGGCGCTCACGTACACCAGCACCGGCAGCGTCGCCGGTGCCACCATCCAGGCCGGAGGATAGCCGTGCTGAAGTCACCAGAGCAGGCAGCTGCTCGAGCACTCGTTGCAGATCCTGCCGTGGCCATGATCCTTGGCCAGCGCATCTGGCCCGTGATCGCACCGGCGTCTGCGTCCCTGCCGTTTGCCACATGGCGACGCACGGGTGTTAGTCGCTCGCAAGGGCTCTCAGGCCCGACAGGTGCCACGTCTGTGCAGTTGGCGGTGGACGTGTTCTCGACCACATACGAAGAGGCCCGCGAGGCCGCCGACAGAATCCGTTCAGTTCTGGATGGATGGGGCGGGCAGGTGACAGACTACGTAAGCGTTCGAAACGTGAGCCTCGAAACTGAGTCTGACGGCTTCGTGCAACTCGCTGGCGGTGACTTGCCGCCCGTGTATCAGGTGACGCAATCTTTCTCAATCCTCTGGCAGGAGACTTAGCAGATGGCCTTTGAAACTCCGCATGATGGTGCTGGCACAGTCCTGACGTGGAAGAGCACCACGTACACGGTCACCAACATCGTGGTCAGCATGACGGACCCGACTGCCACCGAGGACAAGATTGCCGTTTCGCACCTTGGCCAGACGGCTGGCGAGACTGCCAAGACGCTTGACCTGCCGCTGGCCGGCGCTGCCTCTGGCGACACCGGGCAGACCGTTCAGTTTGACTACATCGGCAAGACGATCAT